CCCAAACTGAGCTATATCCCCATATTTAATTGTTTTAGATTGGAAGAAATCTAANAATAAAATGGTGCCTAGGAATGGATAATAAGATAATAATATTCTAATTTAGACTATATCGTAATATATTCTAAATTATCTGTTTTTTGTCTGTTGTAAGAAAAAAGCGATATATTTCAACCGCTTTTATTTTTTCTATTTTCTTAGTTTTGGATAGAACACATCAATTGTATCATATCCGTCATCTGTTTCTTTTATAACGTTTACTTTCTTCGGGAAATCACCTTTTAAAACTTCTGTTTGATTTTCAACGAATGATTTTAATTCTTCTAAATCTTCTTTATCGATATAGCCACATTTGAAAGAATCTATCATATCTTCGCTATCTCCTACGATTTTATAACTTTCAATTTCTACTAAATATTCACCTGATTCTTTTATAAAGCTTAACCCTCTTATTATTCTTTCTTCTAATCTTGACATTTTTAAAACCTCCATTTTTTTATTTTTAATTAAAATTTCTAGTTCTTCAAGTTCTTCAAGTGTGGCCATTTCGTTTATAAAAACTCTAGCACGACTTTTATATGTACTATGCTTAGTTTTTTCTTTTCCTTCTTCTGTTGCTCTGTACCTTTTGTTAGCTTCATTCTGTTGCTCCTGGGTTTTATAACCCTTTCTTTTTTTTTCTTCCATTTTATCCTCCTTATATTTGGAGGGGCTTTTATCACCCCTCTATTATAATATAATTATCGTATAAACAACTAAATTCATTATTGTTATAAACTCTAAACATTTTATTATTTTGATTATACATTCTGATTAAGTGTTCTCTATATTCTCCAGTTACTTCAAATGGCGTTTTTACTTGCGAGCAGTACCCACTATCTAAGTGAGTACATACTATTTTAATTTCATTATTATTTAACGCATTTAATATTATTTTTCTTGTTACCTTTTTCATCTTAACCACTCCTTTTATATTCTATTAAATTTCTTTTCTGCTTCTGGTCTCCAAGTTCCAGCCATACATTCATCATAATGTTTAGCTATTTCTATTTGTCTTTTTATAGCTTCAACATCTTCTTTAGAATGGAACATTTCAAGTAAAATTTGATATCCTTCTAATTCAATTGCTTTCGAATTGTATACAAGTTCATCACTTACATATATTTTTCCAGCTTCATCTCTAAAAAATTTAACTCCTAAAAAATTGTGGTTCATTAATTCTTTTAACATTTTCATCACTCCTTGATTTTTTATTTAAGAAGTGATATAATCTAAGTAGTTGAAGCTAAGATTAAATCACTCTTAGTTTACCCCTCTGGGAGAGGGGGATAAATTACTTATCTTTTTTAGTAATTGTAATCGAGAACTTCCAAGAACCAATTACAATTATAAATTTGATTTTCATTTTATCACCTCCTTCCTTCGAGGTACTTCTATAATATCATACTTGTACAAGTATGTCAACACTTTTTTTAATTTTTTTTTATTTTTTTTCTAATTATCGATAAAATCATAATTTCAAGCAATAAAAAAAGATGGGGTAGCATAAAAACTACCCCATTATTTAATTTCTTCATCGAAATCTTTCTCTTTTAATTTTTCTGGTTTTATATCTTTTGGATCCGTATCTTTAGTATTACATTTATCTCCCTTGCATTGCTCTAATGCAATTTTTAATTTTTCAGGAATAGGCAATCCTAACTTGCTTGCATTCTCTATGACAGATAGAAACTCTGTTGCTACATAAAAAACTATAACTAAATTACGGATACCGACATTAGGTACAAGCTGCTCTATAACTGAGGAACATGAAACTATTATAAGTATAAAGACTTTCTTGCTTATCCCTTTATAGGCTCTAGCACTATTAACTGTTTTAGTTATGTATCCAGCCCAAATTCCAGTTACATAATCCACTAGCATAAGAAATACTAAGACTCTTACGGATAAGTCAAAACCCCCTAAAGCCCAAACAAGAACAGATATCCAACCAGTCCAAACCATAGCAATTCCATTTTTAGCACTTATTAAAAAATCTTCCAATTTACTCACCTCTTCTGAAATGGCTAGCTCCAAAAAATCTAACCATTCTGTACATTAAATTTCTTTTGATTACACCTACTCCCCATTCTGCCATAATCTCTAAGAATATTTTGTCAGCTTCTTCTCTAGTTACATCTAAAGTACATTTACTAGAATATAACCAGTCATGGACTACAGCCGCTCTCCCATGCTTGCCATAGCTATTGATTATGTTTCTAAAAACTCTTGGGACTGAGGCATAATCTGTTTTGAAACCTTTTGGGACTGTCACAAGTCCCTTAGACGTTCTGTAAGTATAATCTTCTAAAACTTCCCAATATTTATCGTCAATAGGTGTTGTATTTAATCTAGTCATTTCCATATTTTCCCTCCTTGCTTTCATAGAAATTAATTCTTTGTCTTAAAGTACTAAGGTATGCACTCATATACCGCATTTGGTCTTTTAAGTGCATTTTCTCTACTGGAGACAGATTTTCAAAAGTATCTGTAGTAAAGAATTTATCTAGCTTAATTATTTTTTCTTGTAAGTCATCTTTTTCTTTTATTATTCTTTCTAAAAAACTTTCCATATCTATCTCCTTTATTTATATGGGACTCTATCCGCACCTTTGATTTGCCAGTGTGGAGCATCTTTAAAAGTTCTCCAGCAATTTCCACCCCATTCAATACCATACTTTTCTAATAATCCAGCATTTTTAGCTGCATTATAGATATCTTGATAGTAATGGAAATCTTTCCAAGTTCCTTTATAAACATCCTTTTCTATAACCTTTTCTATTTTTTTTCCATTTTCCATAACAGATACTTTTACTTTTTCTTTTACTAAAACACCAATGTCTGTAGCATATCCTAGACCATTAAATTTAACTTGATGGTTGGACTTTAATTTATATCCATCTACATTGGTTACTTTAGTGCCAGGAGCAGTTCTGCCTTTTTGGTATAGCCTATTCTGCTCTTCCGCTGTTCTAACTCCAGCAGTTATCTTAAAGTTCCAGGGACTTATTTTTATAAGTTCTGTCATAAAATTTACCAGGTTTGGATGCACCCCTTTCAACATTTTTAAACTTGTTTCTGATAATGTATACATTTAAAATCACCTCCTAAAAATGACCTTGTGAAAGCCTGTTTAAGCCAATTAAAAAAAGGTAGCCATATAAAACTACCTTTAATTTATTTAATCCCATTTAATAGCTTCTAGTTCTTCAACTGTTGAAACTTCCCTTATTTTCTTAGTTATAGCAGTGTATTTGTTTTGAGCAGCAATAACTCTTAATATCCAAGAGAAGTAAATTAGATTTAATTCTCCCAATGAAATAGATGCAATAGAGTTATCTTTTAATCTCCATTGAGTTGGTAGCGATTTTAAAAGTTGCTTTAATTTCCCAGCTCTCATAGCCAATTTGATTTTTTCTTCTAGCTCTGCATCTACAAGAATACCTAAAGTACTTAATGCATCTTTAATTACATCATAATCTTCGATTTCTCCTGCCATATCTAAAGCCATCTTGACTCTCATAAAATTAACTTCATCATATTCTTGCATCTGGAATACTTTTCCATTATGCTCATATGAGCCAAACATCTTATCTAGCAGTATTTCTCTGAACTTGTGCCTGAAAGTTCTTTTAACATCTTCCATGTCTATATCCCAAGTATGTGTAGATGTGTTCCACGTATGATATGAGCTAGGCTGTGGTACAACCTTTAATTTCTTATTTTCTATATACTCTCCTGGGGCTAGTTGAACCTCGATATCTTCTTCGATTAATTCGTCTCTAGTCATCTCTCTTATAGTGTTTTTTGCTTCGTCATATGTTGGATATTTGAAAGCTTCATTTCTCTCAATTACAACATATTCTGAAGGGATAAGTTCTGGATAATCCAGGAATAAATTACCTTCCATGAATTGCATGACTTCATCTGCTGTTAAATTAACAGTGAAAGCAAGTCTTGATTTCTTCTCTTTTGAGTAAATATAAAACATAACATCTCTCCTTTCAAATGTGAATAGATTT